GGGCGTGAAGCCGGACTTTCGGGCGTTGGCGCTACAGGTGATGTTGGTACGGTTACTGTTAGTGCGGCTGAGAACGAAGATGGCGTAGTTGCTACGGGCTCTGTTGGTACAGTTTCCCCAATTCAGTCGGTGGCCCTTACTGGTGTAGAAGCTACAGGCGCAGTTGCCACAGTAGGCTTTTCGTACGGTGCAGGAATTGATGGCATAACTGCGGCGGGTTCAGTAGGCACAGTAAGCCCCACGCAAACAGTTGCACTGTCTGGCGTAGCTGCCTTGGGCGCAGTTGGTACAGCTACATTTAACTGGCAAGCAGGTAGTGTTCAAGCTACCGGCGAAGTAGGCACAACGGGCGTTGGTGTTACGGTTGCACTTACCGGTGTGGCCGGTTCGGGGTTGGTGGGCGATGATGTACCAATCAAAGAGTTGGCGCTTACAGGGGTTTCTTCGACAGGTGCTGTTGGCACAATGTCGGTGGGTGCAAGGCTAGTAGCTATCACAGGCAGCCAAGCAATGGGGAATGTTGGAAGTTTTGGTGTGTTCTATTGGTCACTAATTGATGACACAGAAGACGCAAACTGGCAAAATATCAGTACAGTGTAGCCACGCGCTACACACAGACAGGAGCTTTAAATGACTACAGGCGCAACGGGACAACTAGGGTTAGCTTTACCGGTACAAGGTGAGCTTTCCGGCACATGGGGCGATACCGTTAACAACGGTATTACGCAGTACACCAACATTGCTATTGCAGCTACGCTGACGCTGACCAATGACGGCGCAGTAACTTTGCAAAATACTACCGGTGATGCCACTGCCTCAAACATCACATCCAGCCTGACAGGTGCGGGTACGGTAACAGCGCAGTTTGCCATTGTGCGAATTACAGGCACGCTGACCACAACCAAGGTTGTTACGGCTCCAAGCTACAGTAAAACATATACGGTGGTCAACGCTGCTACTGGCGGCGCTGTTACGTTCAAAGCATCGGGTCAAGCAGGCGTATCGATTGCTGTAGGCGAGAGCGCGTTTGTTTACTACAACGGCACGGACTACGTAAAAGTTTCTTCAACTGTTGCAACGGGCGTGACATCTTTCTCCGCTGGTACAACTGGTTTAACACCCTCAACAGGCACAACCGGCGCAGTCACATTGGCGGGCACTTTGGCTGTTGCTAACGGCGGTACGGGAGTCACAACTTCTACAGGTTCTGGTAACGTAGTGTTGTCTACATCGCCAACACTGACAACTCCGATTCTAGGCACCCCAACATCTGCAACCCTAACAAACGCCACCGGCCTTCCTCTTTCTACAGGCGTTACAGGAACTCTTCCAGTAGCTAACGGCGGTACGGGTTTAACAGCGGGTACATCCGGCGGTATTTTGGCTTACACAGCTACGGGCACTCTTGCTTCTTCAGCGGCATTAGCGGCAAATAACGTAGTCGTTGGTGGGGGTGCAGGCGTAGCCCCTTCTTCTACGAGTTTGTTGGCTATTTCTGCAGCTGTTACGACCGGCAACTATATCAAAGCAATTGGGTACGCTGATACAGTAACAGCCCTTGGCAATACAGGTACGGCGATCAACCTTGATGTTACAAGCGGTGGTGTTTTTACTGCAACGCTGACAGGCAATGCCACAATTACTTTGCGGTATCCTGTGGCAACGGGCGCATCTTCGTTTACACTGATATTGACGAATGACGCTACTGCTGGTAGAACTGTCGCTTGGGCAGGTGGTACATTTAAGTACCCCGGCGGTTCGGTGACACGTACAACAACAGCTAATGCTACAGACATTTGGTTTTTCTTTACCCCAAACGGCGGGACAACGTACTATGCGTCCATCCCAATGGCAAACGTTTCTTAATTAGGAGCACAACATGGCTTTAACAACTGAACAACAAGCGCAAATTGAATTCAATGAGGCTTCTGACGCGGGCCGTCGCGCACATGAAATTGCAATGGAAGCTAGACGTGCGCGTCTTGAAGCCGTCCGTTTGGCTAAAGAGACATTGATTGAAAATTCTCGCAGCAAACCCGTTGACTCACGCGAAGTGACTGCGGCTGATATTACCGCTTATGCAAATACGTTAGTGGCAGCTATCGGTTCGTAATGCAAGGCTTTGCCTACTTCTCCTCGATTGTGTATCGGGATGAAAAACCCGAGTGGGTAAAACACGTTAATAAATTGTGTGACCCCCACTTTGACCATGTAGATCAGACTCGGTGCGGGGATACAAAAACGTATCCAACTGTTCAAACGGCAGATTTGTCCCGCATCCCGGAGTTAAGTTTTGTTGCCGACTATTTTGTAACGTCATCTAAAGAACTTTTGCGCACGCAGGGTTACGATGTAGACAAGTATGAATTCTTTTTGGCAGGCATGTGGGGGCAACGTATAGATACCCATGGCGGGTTTTCTGTACACACGCACGGCAATAGTCAAATGTGTGGATTTTTATTTTTGGAAACACCAGAAGGCGGCTCGTATCCAATCTTTGAAGACACCCGAGTAACCAAAGCAATGGTTGCGTTAGATTCGGTACCTACTAGCGAAATCACAAACGCTACACCTTCTGTCCACTTTAACAACCTTGTGCCGGGCACTGCGTTGTTTACTAATTCTTGGGTGCCACATCAGTTTTCTGGGAACAACTCAAGTATCCCAACCAAAACAATTCATTTTGTACTTACGCATCGGATGATCTAATGCAGCATTTGCTTACGCCCTACGCAAAATCAACCGAAATATGGGCTTGGTGGGATAACGCTTTTACTGAACGAGAGTTAGATGAACTTCAGCGTATTGCAAGGTCAGCGAGCGCAGAGGCACAAGTTGGGGGCGGTCTTAACAAACAAATACGCAGGTCAAATGTTTCTTGGTTGTCAAAAGACGCAAGCAGTGCATGGGTGTTTGAAAAACTTGCGCATGTAGCTTCAACACTAAATGCTGAAAATTTCAGATTTGATTTGACGGGTTTTGGTGAGGCATTGCAGATGACACACTACGATCAATCCGAACACGGCATGTACGGTTGGCACACAGATTTCAACGCAGAAATCAGCCGAAAGCTTTCGCTGGTTGTACAACTGTCAGATCCTTCTGAATACGAAGGCGGCAATCTACAACTGATGGCGGGTAGTGAAATAATCAACGTTAAAAAAAGACGTGGGTTAATAGCAGCGTTTCCCTCCTATGTGGTACATCAAGTAACACCGGTTACGCAAGGGAACCGTCAATCTCTTGTTTCTTGGGTTTCAGGGCCAGCATTCAGATGAACATTGAACATAAAGACTTTATTGGGTTTTATCGTAACGTATTTCCAGAGGGGTACTGTAAAGCGGTAATTGACCAATTTGAATTTTTGGAAGCGCAGGGGGCCGGAACTAATAGGCAGGAAAGTGAAGGGGCACTTAAACATGAAAAAGAAGACCAACTTATTTTCATGAATGCCAGACATCATCCAATGGGTGCGTTTGAAGGTAAACTTTTGGTAGATCAGTTTTTTGACGGTTTACAAATTTGCTATGAAGAATATGCCAGTAAATATTCTGTACTAAAAACAAACGGCAATCTTCGCGGAACCATTATGAAGGTGCAGCGCACTGGTTCTGGCGGCGGGTATCATTTATGGCACAGTGAACAAAGCCATGGGGAACAAGCCAATAGAGCGCTGGTGTATATGTTGTACCTAAACACGTTACCAAAAGAAGCTAATGGTGAAACAGAATTTTTGTATCAACAAACTCGCGTAAACCCTGAAGAAAATTTAATGTTGATATGGCCTGCGGCTTACACACACACGCATCGTGGAAATCCTGTTTTTGGTGATAAGTACAAATACATTGCAACTGGATGGTTTTACTATGACTAATGCACCCAAAATATTTGAAACGCAAGGCTGCGTGCAACTTGAAAGCTTTCTTGATGTGGACACTACGCGGCTGATTTCTCGGTACATGGAAAACCGAATCAACCGAAAAGAGTGGAAAGAAGCGTATGAAGGGGAAAGCGGCTCTTCTAAGTATTTTTACTATGCAGACCCCTTGATTGAGTCAATGTTGGTGGCGTGCCTGCCTGCAATTGAAAAAGTAACAGGCCGTGAATTATTACCTTCTTACACGTACTCCCGTGTGTATCAGCCGGGTGAAGAATTAAAGCCGCACGTCGATCGCCCTGCTTGTGAAATAAGCGTTACTGTAAACGTGGCCAATAAAGGCGGCGTTTCTCCAATTTACATGCAGTATGGCGGTAACGCCCCAAGCGAGCATATGCTCAACCCCGGAGATGCCGTGGTATACAAAGGTTGTGAAGCAAAACACTGGCGCACCCCTTTGCAAAACGGTCAATTAAATGTACAGTTCATGATGCACTATGTGGATAAGAATGGCCCCTTTGCGGCGCACCACTTAGATAAACGTGAATCTTTAGGTCTTGCGAGGTAACTATGGCTGCTGGTACACCAAAAGTTGGATTTCTTGGCGGGGTTTCTATTACCGCTGCCGGGTCACAAGTATTTAATGCTCCGGGCACTTTTACGGTTCCGGGCAATATTTTAAAAGTCACTGTTGCTGGTGTCGGCGGGAATGCGTCAGCAGGCAATGCTGGTAATGCGGGCAATCCCGGTGGTGGGGGTGGCGGTGGTTATGGCGGTGAGGCTATGGGGTATTACTATTGTCCATGCGTTGGGTTTATGCCTTGCGGCGGTGCTTGCGGGGGGCGAGGCGGTAACGGCTATTATGGGAACAATTCCCAAAGTAGTTCCGGGGCTGGCCCATGCGGATCTTCTGGATCTTCTGGAACAGCGGGTTCTGCGGGCAACCCTTCTACTGCTATAACTAAAACATTTTCAGGCGCAAACGCTTTTGGAAATGCGGGTACGGGTGGTACGGGTGGAAGCGGGGGAAACACGGGGAAAGGTGGAGGCCCAACAGCCAATCGAAACGGCCCCCCAATTAGCTGTGGTGGCGGTGGATGCGCTGGGTGGAACCCCGCAATTGGCCCGGGTACTAAAACTGGGGGGGCTGGAACAGGCGGTTACCGTAATAACGCTGGTCAAGCTTCTTTACCAGCGCCAGCCTATAACACAGCGTCACAAAACTTTGGCGCGGGGGGTCGAGGGGGTGGCGGTTCGGGGTCTGTGAATAGCGGCAGTTTTTTTTGTGCCGGTAACCCCGGTGGCGGCGCTGGTGGTAATAGACCAAGTAATGGGCCTCTTACTGTTGGCCAAGCAATTGAAGGGGCTGTAGGCTCTGCTGCAGGGGTGCAAGCTTCTGGTGGCGGAGGTGGGGGCGCTGGAATATGGAGGTCAACCCCCAGCCAACTTCTTGTAGGCGGCGGTGCTGGTGGGGGCGGGCGTGGAAACTCAGGAAATCCCGGAAATGCCGGAAATGCCGGTAGCAGCGCAACGCCCGGATCGTTTGCTTGCATTCCTGTAACCAAAGGCAGTTCTTACCCCGTGTCTGTTGGAACCCCCGGAGGTCAAATTACTATTTCTTGGAATGCACAATGAACAAGGCAGAAAAGAAAAAAGCGCTTGATGCAATACAGGCGCAACACGATATTCATAATTTTGAATCTAATTTAAACCGCGCTAGGTCGGTTACAGTGGGCACGTCTTTTGGGGGCACCACAGAAGTTTCTATGCGTGGCCCCGGCGCAGGTTTTCTTTTTTGCATCATGCAGCCAGTGGAAGTTATTGAGTTAATTCACCAACTAGCCGCCAATGTTGGGTGCCACATAAACATCAAACCAAGAGATGATTTTGGTAGTTGGCGCGAATGGCGCGTATCTGAAGCTGAGAAAAAACACTTAAATGGGCACCCCCCTTTCCCATCAGACATGACTTTGGCGCAGTTTATTGGGATACAAGGACATGACCAAGAAAAAGTTGATGCCTATATTACGCACTGGCTTGCGCAAAAAGAGTACGATTATGTAAATGGTGCGGCTACTATGAAGCCGTTAAACAAGCAAGGTGAAAAAGATGAGCAATCTGTGGCAACTAAAAAAACTGTCAACCGGCGAAGCACTAAACGAGGCTCAAAAGCTTCCTGAAAATTGGGGGCCAATCTTTGGCATGGCTGGTATTCAAGACCGGCTGGGAGATTTGTCGTGGCTAGGTGATGCTTATGCCGATCAAGGATGGGTAGTTGTTGGTACTGCGCCAGCAGACCCAACGCCATCTACCGAAGCAGAACTTGCTTGGGACAAAGCCAAAAAACTGCTGGCCGCAAGCGACTGGGCAGTGCTACCAGATGTGCCAATGATTGCAAGCAAGCGTGATGAGTGGATTGAATACCGCCGTGCACTGCGAAATATCCGATTGCAGGCAGGTTTTCCTTCTGAAGCCCAGTGGCCATCAACGCCTGCATAAATGCTATTCTTTTTTAAAGAACGTCCAATTGTTATTGATTGTTTGACATCAAACGTGGCGACGTACGAACACGCAAAAATTACAGAAGCCAACAACTTCTATCCAGAATGGTGGAAAGCTATTCCAAAAAAAGTTACCGTTGAAGGCAACTTCTTTCCATCTCCAACAATGAAAACCTGCCCCGGTTTTATTGACCTGTACAGCCGTGGGTTTATGGTGCCAATGTGGTCTGAATTAGCCATTGAAGTTGGACAAGAGAATACATCCCACGCACGTTGGCAATTTGCAGACAAAATTTCTACAGCCGATACACACCCACCATTTCAACATCAGGGAAGTTTTTTAAACCCCAACAAGTTTTTCCATTTAAAAATTCATTCTGGTTGGATTATGCAATCCAAACAAAAAATAAACATGCTGATGATTCAGCCGTTTTGGAATTCAGACCCATCTAATATTTTTGTGGCTCCGGGAGTTATGCCAGTAGGGAAAGGCATGACCTTAAACGTGAACATGTTTTTTAAACGGCAAGAACAAATGTCGGTTTATAACTTGGAATTTAAACAGCCGGTAGTGCATTTACTTCCCCAAACAAATAAAAAAGTAAAACTTAATTTTGAGTTGGTCAGTGAGCAGGATGCCCGTAATATAGTTAAAGCGGCCAACCCAAAAGTCACATTTATAAACAGATTTGTTAAAGCCAACAACTTTAAGTATGGTAAATAAGTACTTAATTCGTTTTAATAAAATGCGAGGTCAACCGGGCAGGGGGTCAGTCGATCACTGCTGGCGCGTATTTGAAAACGGAAAAGAACACTTGGCAAAACATGTTCGGATTGACGCACGCTCTTGGAGCGAAACCGATGGGCTTGATTGGAATATTGCTTGTAAAGGCACAATGCAGTTTTACAATGACACCGACACTATTGTAATAATTGGAGAATAAAAATGGCTAGCCCAACAGTGCAAGTCACCGCAATCAGTAACGTTTACTCACGCTTGATGCACTTTCGCAACAAGGGTGACATTGAGATTGGACACTCACACACTTACGATCATGCCACGATTGTTACCAGCGGGTCTGTTTTGTATGAAGTATTAGACGGGTTGGGTGGTGAATCTGTGGCATCCAAAGTGTTCCATGCGCCGGGGCACATTTTTGTAGAAGCTGATAAGTACCACAAGATTACGGCTTTAGAAGACAACACTGTTTGTGCCTGCATCCACGCTTTGCGCACAATTGACGAAGAAATTGTGTCGCCCGATATGTTTATTGACCCTTTAACTCGCACCAGACGTGGAGAAGTCAACGACGTCATCAGAAATAAGACAGGCAAACGCGTATTAAATATTGTGGCGGTGTCGTAATCATGCGCGTCATTGATAATTTTTTACCGCAACCTTTTTTTAATGAGCTAGTTGCTAAAGTGGAAAGTGAAGATTTCCCATGGTTTTATTCGGAGTACGTGTCTGATACAGCAGACACGTCTGATTTTTATTATATTCACACTTTATATAATAACTACAAACCCAACAGTGTCATGTTTAGTGCAATCGGGCCTATTTTAGATTTAATAGAACCCCAAGCACTTATTCGCTGTCGTTTTCTAAACTATATGGGCAGACAAGATTTACTTGAGCACGGTAAGCATGTCGACTTTAAGTGGTCGCATCAGGCGTGCATACTGTATTTAAATACAAACAATGGGTTTACACGCCTTGATAGTGGCGATAAAGTGATGTCTGTAGCCAACCGAGCTTTATTTATTGATGGGGGCACTATACACAATAGTTCCAACTGCACCGATGCTAAGCGAAGATTGGTGTTAACACTCAATTATTTCTAGCCATGCAAGATTTGGCTGAAGCGTTTATCATTACAGCCATGAGTACCACCTTTATTTATGATGACACGGGCACAATAACTGAAAAAGCTGTAGCTATTCCAGCCCCGCAAAGAACGTGTGATAGCTGTACTAAATGTTGTCAGGGCCATTTATCTGGGGTGGCATATGGTCACAGCTTTCAACCCGGAAAGCCGTGTTTTTTTGTCGCTGAGAAAGGCTGTTCTATTTACGCAGACCGCCCTGATAGCCCATGTAAAAGTTTTAAATGTGAGTGGTTAGCAAACGACTCATTGCCTATGTGGATGCGTCCAGACCTGAGCAAAGCTATCGTTCTAAACAGAAAATATGATGACGGTGAATGGGTTGAGGTTAGTGAAGCAGGCCAAAAACTGGATGCCGCAGTATTGTCATGGATGGTCATATGGGCTGCAAACAATAAAAAGAACCTCCGGTATCAAGTAGACGGCGGGTGGAACTGGGTAAAATTTAATAACTTAAACCCGGTAGAGTAGCCATGCAAGACTGGGCTGAATTGTTTATCATTGCAGCCTTTATAGTCGCCTTCATTGTGTGGGGTACGTTTACAATTTTATGGATATGGCAATGATTCATGCGTTGGCTCATACTGTTACTGCTGTTGGGGCTAGTTGGAGCCGTAGCCAAGAGTGGCTGTCATGTGCGCGAGTTCTATGGAATAGCCTACACGGTTCACGATCCAACCGAGCGTCACAAAGAAATGATGGCGTGGCTGGATCGGAACGCAGGTCATTGCAAATCAACAGAATATTTAGTCATCTGGAACAACCTGTCCGAATGGGCAGGTGCGTCGGACTCCACATGGCTTAGAGCCAAAGTTGTCCATGGTTACAAAGATGCGCTTGAGCGAGAGAAGAAATGAAGGTCAGTTACGACAAGTGGTATCCGGTCGTCCAACCTAGAGGCTTGGTGCAACAAGAGGTATTTATAAAAAAGGTGGAAAAGCAAAATGCCGAGCACGCCTTGCAGGTACAGATTGACAACACCGTAAAGAAGTTTCACCAGTATGAGTATGAAATTTACGAGTTCAGGATGCGGCAGATAACGCTGAACATTGATATTGTTAACTTAAAACGCGAGATTGACAAACTTGTATGACCAGAAAACCAATACCCAGACAGGTCAAAAAACCTCAGATGGAAGCAAAAGAAAAGCTGACGCTGTGGGTTACGCTCATGGTCAGCAGCACCCTGTGCATCTCTGTATTGGCAATGGTAATCAGCTTTATGCTTGGCCTTTGGGCCAAAGAAGTGGACAACGCAGAAATCTTCAAGATGATTTCACCCGCTTTTTCTACACTTATCGGCGGCATGATTGGGTTCCTGTCTGGCATCAAACTGATGCAAAACGAAGAAACAAAGGATAAAAAATGTTAGACATATTAAGTGGCGGTATTCTGGGTTCAGTGTTTGGTGGCATCTTTCGTATGGCCCCCGAGGTGCTGAAGTTCTTTGACAAAAAGAATGAGCGCCAGCATGAGCTTGCCATGTTTGCCCGCCAGTGTGAACTGGAAACGCTGCGTGGTCAGCAGAAGTTGGCTGAGATTGGCGCACAGCGTGAAGCCGCTATGGATGTGGGTGTAATGGATGCGTTTAACAACGCCATCACTCAACAGGCCGAAATGGTTAAAGCCGCAGGCGGTTGGGTGGCTAGTCTGTCAGCTTCCGTCCGTCCTGTGGTCACATATTGGGTCTTATTTGTGTGGAGTTTTATCCACGTATGGTTTGCATGGAACGCATGGCTTGCCGGTGCGCCAGCCGTGGAAGTGTTTAAAACCATGATGACCCCTGACTTCTCAGCCTTGTTGTCTGGAACAATTAACTACTGGTTCCTTGACAGAACTCTGAAGCAACGCGGAATATGAACTTAGAACTAGCCGCTGAACTGTGCCGCCGGTATGAGGGGTATCGGGCCAAGCCCTACCTTTGTCCGGCTGGTGTGGCTACGATTGGCTATGGCTCTACCTACTACGCAGACAAGCGCAAGGTGACATTAGAAGATGCTCCGATGGATGAACCCACGGCTAGGGCGCTTTTGATGATTGAACTTGAGCATACGTACCTGCCCGGTGTTCTGCGTAACTGCCCCGGCCTGATTACGGACGTACGTAAGTGCAATGCCATTGTGGATTTCTGCTATAACTTGGGCACCGGACGCTTGCAAACAAGTACATTAAAGAGGAAAATCAACGCCAATGATTGGGAAGGGGCCAAGGAACAACTGATGCTCTGGACTAAAGGTGGCGGCAAGGTATTGCCGGGCTTGTTAAAACGCCGCACGGCTGAGTGCGCCTTACTGGATTGACCGATGCCATTACAAAAGATTCTGTTTAAGCCGGGCGTCAACCGGGAGAACACGCGATATACCACCGAGGGCGGTTGGTACGAGTGCGACAAAATCCGTTTCCGTCAGGGTAATCCAGAAATTCTTGGGGGTTGGCAACGCATTTCTGGGGCTGTGTTTGTGGGGATTTGCCGTTCGTTGTGGAACTGGGTTACGTTAGGCAGTCTTAATTTAATTGGCGTAGGCACTAACCTAAAGTTTTACATTGAGCAGGGCGGTATTTACAACGACATCACGCCCCTGCGCGTAACCACTACGCTTGGCTCAAACCCTTTTACGGGCAACGGCACAACCACAGTTACAGTGACTGCGGCAAGTCATGGTGCGACCAACGGCTCTTTTGTAACTTTTAGTGGGGTTACAGGCACATACGCAACTACTTTTAATGCTCAGTTCCAGCTTACTTTAGTCAATGCAAACTCGTACACAATCTCTACTTCTCCAACGGTAGTTGCTGCGGGCACTTCTGGCGGCTCAGCCGTTTCTGCCGCATACCAAGTTAATGCTGGCCCTGAGTACGCTGTACCTTTGACGGGATGGGGTGCGGGAACTTGGGGTTCTGGTGTGTGGGGCACAGGCGGTACAAGTACCTCTAGCCTACAGCTTTGGAGCCAAATTAACTACGGCGAAGACTTGATCTATGGCCCTCGTGGCGGCAACATTTATTACTGGGATGCGGGGGCTGGCGTAACAACTCGCGGTCTTGCGCTAAATACTCTTGGCGGCACAGTCACATTTACAAACGCTTCGCCAACTGTGGTGACCTCCACCATACTTTACACAGAGGGCGCAGCGCTTCAATTTGCGGCTACAACGTCTTTGCCTACAGGTATTTCTGCGGCTACTACGTACTATGTTTTCCAAGTTGATGGTTTGACGTTCAATTTGCTTGACTCTACGGGCACTGAAGTTAACACCTCATCTACTGGCTCTGGCGTGTACGTGTCTAAGATTGTTGACGCTCCTGTTGTACAGAACACCTTTACAGTGTCGGACTCCTCACGCTTTGTCATTGTGTTTGGCACAAACAACTACGGTCAAACTTCTATTGACCCAATGCTGATCCGCTGGTCAGCGCAAGACGACATCTACAACTGGACGCCTGATCCCACAAACCAAGCGGGTTTTACGCGGCTTTCTCACGGCTCGGAAATCATTACCTACGTCCAGACCCGTCAAGAGATTGTGGTGTTTACGGACTCTAGCCTGTACTCGCTTCAGTATCTTGGCCCCCCGTACGTGTGGGCACCGCAGCTTTTAGGTGACAACATCTCTATCATGAGCCCAAATGCGGCTGTGATTGCCTCTGGTATTGTGTACTGGATGGGCGTGGACAAGTTCTATTCTTATGATGGCCGTGTGCAAACGCTTAACTGCGATCTGCGCCGCTTTGTTTTCCAAGACCTTAATCCCGGGCAGTCCTTGCAAGTTACTTGCGGAACCAACGAGGGTTTCAATGAAGTCTGGTGGTTCTACCCATCGACTAACAGCACGCAAAACGACAAGTACGTTATTTACAATTACTTTGAAAAAGTTTGGTACTACGGAACCATGGGGCGTACGGCTTGGCTTGACTCAGGGCTGCGTGACTACCCGATAGGGGCCACGTACAGTTACAACTTGGTTAACCACGAGCAGGGACTGAACAATGGTCAGACTTCTGACGTTGCTGCGATTGATGCTTATATCAGTTCGTCTGAGTTTGATATTGGCGACGGCCATAACTTTGGTTTCATCTGGCGCGTTTTACCGGACTTGACCTTTGAGAATTCGGTATCAGACACGCAAGGCAACCCAGCCTCTGTGGCCATGACGCTTTACGGGCTGGCTAATTCGGGATCAGGCGTAACTAGCACTGCAACGCAACCTGTGGCCAAGAGCAGTACGTATGTGATTACCGAGCAGTTCACGGGCATGATCTTTACACGCTTACGTGGTCGTCAGATGATCTTTAAGATTTCGTCTAACCAGATTGGTACAGCTTGGCAGCTTGGCGCTCCCCGTATAGATATTAGACCAGACGGCAGACGTTGATGGCGACAACCAACCGCATCATTAACCCAGCCCCGCCAAGTTTGCCGTTGGCAACGGGTGAGTACGAGCGGCGGTATCAAGACCAGTTTTCAAACGTCTTGCGTTTGTACTTTAACCAACTTCGTAACGCGTTGGCTGAGTTGTTCAGTGGTGCAGGGGGCAGGTATATTGCGTTCCCTTACGGGGCGTTTTCAAGCTACACAAGCCAGTCAACAACGGCCAATACAGCCACGCTGCTTACCCTGTCCAATACAGACTTTTCTAATGAAGTGTACTTGCAAACAGGCTCAAAGATAACTGTTGCTAACGCTGGCATATACAACTTTCAGTTTAGTGTGCAGATACAGAACTTAGATAACGCACCGCAAGACATGTACATCTGGCTACGTCAAAACGGCACGGATATTGTGGGCTCGACCGGATTAGTAGGGTTTCTTGCACGTAAAAATCCCGGTGATCCGTCGCACGACATCAAAGGCTGGAACTACTTCTTGTCTATGAACGCAGGGGACTACATCCAAGTCTATTGGTCGCCCACGATTGCGACCCTGACAATACCGACATATGCGGCTTCTGGCTCGCCAACTAAACCGTCCACAGCATCGGTCGTGGCCACACTTTCATTTGTGTCTGCGCTACCAACATGATATTATCAAACAACCCCATTTTGAGAGGCAAAAATGAGCCTGCATAAGTTTGCCGAACAGGTAGCCGCTAACGGTCGCGGTGACGACTCTTTACTTGTACACATGACACCGGATGAAGTCCGGAACTTGCAAAAGTTTGCCCAAGCAAACGGCACGACACTGACCATCAATCCTACTACGGGTTTACCCGAAGCTGGTCTTTTGTCGGACTTGTTTAAGGCTGTTGCCCCTATCGCTCTTGGCGCGTTCTTAGGCCCCGGTGCGTTTGGTATTGCTGGTCTGGGCATGAGCGCTGGTATGGCTGGTGCGGCTGTGGGTGGTTTGACTACCTTGGCTACTGGCAGTTTGTCTCGCGGACTCATGGCCGGATTGGGTGCGTATGGTGGGGCAGGTTTGGCCGAAGGTTTGGCAGGGGCAGGTACAGCCGCTTTAGGACAACAAGCCGTTGCGTCTACTGCTTCTGAACTTATGAACGCTGGTGCGGGTGAAGCGTTGACTGGAGAAGCATACAACACAGCCATGCAGCAAGGCGTAACCGACAGAATGGCGGCAATAACGCCTCAATCAACATGGTCTGCCGCCACGCAAGCAGTTTCTGCTGACCCAATGCAGTTTGCTAAGAACAACTGGCAAGCTCTTGCCGCAGCCGCGTCGCCTATTGCCGCAGACATGATGACGCCAACCACAACCAAGATGCCAGAACTGGGCAATACAGGTTACATCCGTCAAAAAGTTTACGACCCTTATACACAAACGTACACCAGCATGGCTCCTGTTAAAGCCAATGAGTGGGGCGCTCGTCAGTTCTCCGACATCCACCGCGGCTACAACGGCGGCGGTATTGTTGCTTTAAAAACTGGTGGTGATTTCTCTACTGTCCAAGAAGGCGACGAGTATGATAACGGCTCTGCCGCCGCTGCCGCTACTAAAGCCGCTGCCGACGCTGCTGCGGCTGCGGCCACACCCCCACCCCCACAAGGTATTGCAACGCTTACTCAGCCCGGATTCTCAGACCAACAAGTTAAAGACTGGTTCTTAGCAAATCAAGGCGCAAGCGACGCAACTATTGCCAATGCAATGGGCCAGTTCAAAGTTGGCACTGACCAGATTGCCCGTGCCACAGGCACGCAAGGGCGAGAAGATGAGTACAACACACGCTTTGTCCAACAGGTAGCACAGCCCGACACAACGGCGGCTCAGTTCTTAACGAAGACTGCTGATGTAGGTCTTCAGAATCAGGATTTAGCAAACGCTCTAGGAAGTTCAGGTCTGTCAGCAGCGTCTCAATACGCACTTACAAATGCTAATGTAGGTACTGGCGGAGGTCTGGCAGGACTGAGTCAAAACATTAACGCTGCGCTTACCAACCCTAATTTGACTTTGCAGCAAGC